TCATCTCTAGTAGTCTGCGATAGCTTTCGCTCTCCCACTACTGTAGTTCCTAGTACTCCTCGTTTTAAACCTGCTGGTGCAAACCAAGGTGCTGCTACTTTATCTGTATATGCAAATACTCCTGGTATTATGGTTGAAGGGGGTACACTTACTCTCGTACCTGTGCTAGGATCTTGTAATTCTACCCATGGCCAGTAAGTTGCTGCATAAGAAGAATTAATTGCTGCTGCAGCTGATTTAACTGATGCTATACTAGCTCCATAGTTAACTACATCTACTACTGCGATTGCATCTCCTCTATTTTGTGTATTCTGTACTAAAGTAGTTAGAGTTGAGACATGTGCAGTGTTTGCGTAAGTTAAACCTGGTACTGTTATAATGTTATACCTATAGTCGTCCTTATTAGCCATTAAAGCTATTGCAGAAGCGTAACTTTCTGCAGGTACTCCTTGCGAGGTGTAAAGCGAATCTTCTAATATGTCTTTGTAGAATTTTGCATTTCCATTTGGAGTTTCTGCTCCTTGTGCTCCTGTGAAAGATCCGCTTTGAGCTATTGGTAGGTAGGATCTATATAATGCTGAAGGTGTTCCTGTTGCTCCTAAGTAGTTTGGAGTTTTGTACGCTACTGATTTTACTCTAATATATTTAGACCTGTTCGCATAATCTCCTGTAGTCTCTAAGTAACTGTCTGTTCCTTCAGTTGCTACTGTTTGAACCTGGTCTCCTATTACTTTGCTTATGTAGTACGGTGAATTTGGATCTAGTGAAAGCCTGTTAAATACTTCCAATACTATTTTCTCATTAGATGTATCATCTCCTCTTCTTACAAGTAGACTAAATTCCCCTGATGAGGTATTAACAGTTGGTATTTCCCATCGTACGTTATTTGCAGTTCCGTTTTCTAGAGCATTTGTACTCGGACTAGCGCTATTCATTACCTCCCCTTTTGAAAGAGTATCTAATTCGAAAGCTACATCCCCGGTTTGTACTGCTACATCTGGTCCTTGAAGAGTTATTTGAAGAGGTACATGGGTTTCGAAGTTATTTGCAGTTAATGTCCAGGTTATACTTTGCCATCTTCCTGCGGCATAATAAGGCACGGAGTATTTTTCTCCTATATCGAAGTTGTTATCATGGGCTTTTAAAGGGCTTCTAGGTGGTTGCATCTCTAAAAGAGATACAGTTGAAGCATAAGAACCTACTGCTGTTATAGTGTAGTTAACTGCTCCAGTGCCCCAGGATCCGGTTAAGAATGCCCATCCCTGTAGTGAGGCTCCGCCGCCGAGCTGCTTTCTTTCATCTCCGTAAAAATCTACAATACTTTGGCTTAGGTTATTTTCTCCTGTGATTAGTCTTCCTGCTGGGTTAAGTCCTAGTTGAGCTCCTGGGATTGTTAATATATCGCCTACTTCGTAATCAGTGCCGGGTTTAGTTACATTTATCTGGTGTTTCTCTACCCATGTACCGTGGCTTCTAACTCTAGTGGGTAGGTACTGTATCTCTAGACCTGTTCCGCTCCCTCCAGTAGGCGTTACTGTGAAAGAAGCTCCCCACTGTACTCCGGTAGGGAAGGTGCTTATAGAGGAACTTAAATTTGTGTCTACTCCTACTGGTAGTGATGTCCCTATTGCTGCGGCGTTTAAGATAGGAGTGGATGTTGCTCTTGTATAAGATCCAGACACTACTCTTGTAACTAATAGAGAATCTCCGCCGGCGTTGAAGTAGTTTTCTGCAGAAATTGATGTTAAGTATGTTGTATCCTTTGCTCCGTACGGATCTCCGAAAGTAAAACTATCTCCGAATACATTTACGTATTCAGAGTAGCTTGATACTACGGTTGGTACTTCTACAGGACCTCTAACAGTAGGGCCGATTATTGCAGCTCCTACTGTTGTTGGTTGTCCTGTTATTTGTGAGGAGTCTACCTCTCTAGAGGCTACTCCTGGTGAGTTTAAATATGTGCTCATTTACGCTATTGGTTATGCTGGAAAAGCTGCTCCTGTTGGCGTAATGTTGAAGTCTAGATAGATAAATTCTGCTGTTCTTGTAGGCTGTACGTATATCTGACCTACTAATTGATTTCTATCAATTACGTCTGCAGTGTTGTTACTATCATCCATTATTACTCTAAAAGCATATAATCCTTGTCGTTGTTGAATACTTTCTAAGTATGGATTAACCTGTGCAAGGAAATTGTTTCTAGTAGAAGTTGAGTTCTGTTCGAATACTAAATTCTGTGCTACTTGAGAGATGTAAGATTTCATTGCAATTAAAAGTCTTCTAACATTTACTCGGTCTAAAGCTGATGCTTTAGTTTGTAATGTTTTCTGACCGTAAACTACTACTCCTGTTCCCGGGAATGAAGCGATTGGGTTTACTTTACTAGTATACAATGTATCTCTACTTGCTTGAGCTAATTTTCTCTCTGGTCTGATTACTTGTCCTAATCCACCTCTGTTTATACCTGCTGGTGCAAACCAAGGATCGGATACTGTATCGTTATAAGCAAATACACCGCCCATTACTGTTGATGCAGGAACCCATATTTGTTTTCCTAAATCCGGATCCATTACTTGAACCCATGGCCAGTATGAAGCTGCATAAGAAGTATTTCTATTTCCTGCTGCAGTGGTTATGTCTGTAATTGTCTGTCCGTACTTTACTAGGTCCATAACATATAAGTTATCTCCTCTCTGCTGTGTATTAGAAATTATAGAAGTTACCTGTGAAGTGTACTCAGCATCGTATAGGCCCGGTGTTAATAAAATGTTAAATTTATAATCATCGGTGTTCGATAACAAGTTAATCATGTTAGTGTAGCATCCGCCTGTAAGTCCTTGTGTATCTGTACCGTCTATCGCATCGTAGAATTTAGCTCCGTTCTTTACAGTACCGGTTGCAGAATCAAATCCACCGCTCGCTACAAAGGGAATAGATGCTGTATATGCTAATTTAGGTGCTCCTGCATTATCTAGATAGTTTGGAGTAGGTGCATTTACTGCTTCTACTCGGATATACTTTGATGCTACTGCATAAGATCCGCTAGTCTGTAGGTAGTAACTAGTACCGTCCTCAGCGTAGGTAGATGATTGATCTCCTACTCTTTTCGCTACATAGTTTGGAGAGAATGGATCTAAAGATAAATCAGTCCAAGTTTCTAGTACTGATTTGTCGTTTGTATTGTCATTTCCTCTTCTTACTAGTAGGTCAAATGTACCTGTATTAACATTTCGTCTAGCTACTTCCCATCTAACGTTATCTACAGAACCACTGTCCATTGATCCATCAGAGTTTAAAGAAGAAGTACTGTTCATTACAGCACCTTCTGCTAAAGTTTTGAAAGTTACAGCTGCGATGCTACTTGATCCATATACTGTAGCTTCTGCTGGTGCGTAAGAGCCGGTTACAACTCTTGCTACTAATAACGATTCTCCGCCGTTATTGAAGTAGTTGTAAGCTGCTACAGAGGTAAAATACGTATATGCATTGCTTGCACTTGTAATACTTGTTCCAAATACGTTTTGGTATTCGCTATAAGAAGTAACTACAGTTGGAACCTCTACAGGTCCTTTAGCGGTAGGGCCTATTATTGCCGCTCCTACGGTTACTGGTCCTTGTGTAATAAAGGATTGGTCATTCTCTCTTGCAAGAACGCCTGCTGATATTAAAGTTTCTGCCATTTTAAATAAGGTTTAATAATAAATAGATGAATTTCCTTCGAAGGTTTCTTTCTCATCTAAAAAAAAGCAGTATCTTTAGGAGTTAGACTTCGTCTATATTACTAGTAGTCTCTGTATTGAAAGTTACTGTACTTGCAGTACTGAATTTCTTTAGAGAGTTTAGGTCTTTTTGTCTGGTGTTTGGTACTATATAACCGTCTAGTTTAATCTCAAAAGTACTTCTGACAACTCTTTCGTTATCTCCTGTTAGTTCTGTTTGAAATCCAAATTGGTTGATAGTTGCTCTAAACTTAAATCTTTCAGGATCTCCCCAGTAAGAATCAGATGCATACTGCAGCGCTTCTACTATTGAGTTCTGCTGCTCTACGAAATAAGTATATAGTATAAAGGTATAGTTTAATGTTAGATAGTCTGGTGCTACTACTGCATAGTATTCTTTTTCCGGCTTTCTATTGTTTAATACATTAAAGTTTGAATATGCGTTCTTTGCACTATACGTCTTTCCTGATACTATATAGTTATAAGGTTGGTTAGCGTCTAGTTTGTTTGCTATAGTCTTGTTTTTAGCGATAGAGATCCTTTTAAACAGTATTAAAGGTGCCATCATAGCTCCTTTAACATCTCGCAAGTACCCATCTTTCTGGTATGATTTCCATTTCTCCGGGGAGGAGAATATTACCGGTACTGCGATTTTTTCTCCGTTCTGTACGATATGAGGCTTTATTACCTCTCTAATGTAGTACATAAGAGCTTCATCATGATCCTGTAGGGTTACTTCTAAAGTCTTAGTCTTATCTCCTTTTTCAGAAACCTGTAACGCTCTATTTTTATTATTAGGTGTTATAGCATTAGGATCACCTCTCTCTTTATCGTAAGGATTAACTAACGAGGTACTGATCTCTCTCTGGGTCTTTGGTGTAGGTTTCTTAGTGCTCATTCACTGTAGTTTCGTGTAATGTGAGACTTAAGTGATTTCTTTAGCTTGAAAAAAGCTTCTTCATACTTACCGAGTTTTAAATCTTCCGGGTTTTCTTTTATTGCTTTTTCCAACTGTACAAGTGCGTCATCCAGAGATCCTACTGCTGCGGATAGTGGTGTCGGTGTAATATCCCATTGGAATGTTCCTGTTTCCTTATTTACTAAGGTAGGTTCTGAGGAGGTATATCCTAATTTACTTTCTTCTGCTATTATTTCTCTTAATGTCATAATCTTTGTTTTGTTATTCCTAATCTATCTGCCGGTACATAATGTGCACTACAGATGATAGAAAGACTTGTTCCAAATCTATCTAAATCACTCTCTAAAGGATTGTTTCCGCTAAAATCTTTATTTGGATAATCCGGATTCTTTCCTACAAAGTATTGATTAGCGTTTGCATTATCTATTTCGTAGTATGCGTTTTTCCACTGCACTACGTCTCCAACTTCTACTAGAAGTGATGCGTCTACTAGGTCATCTCGTAAGAATCTAAAAGTAACCGGCTGTGCTTCTGTTATTACTTCATCCTGAATTGGGGAAGTTTGATCTCCTCTTTCTATCAGTGAATAAAGTAATATAGGCTCTTGAAAGGTTCTTCCGGTTGCTGCTTCTCCGTAGATATTAACTTTAGTCTGTTCTAAGTTGTACTTATAATATACTACCTGTTGGGATATTATATCATGCATCAACTCTCGATTGATGTGTCTGAATAGACTTATATCTCTTGCTTCGCCGTATAATGCCATTTCTTAGTATATTACCCGATGAATATAGGTTGAGGAACTAGGTTTAATTCTTTTTGCTTGTAGTCTGCTTCTAATGCTCTTCTCTCTAATAATTTCTCTCTAGAGGTATCCTCCAAATACCCTCTTAATCTTTCTAATAATGCTCCCTTTTCTGCAGTAGCTGCGGTGATAAGGTCAGCATGGTTTAGAGTAACTTCCGCCCCGGGTATAGGTATCGTACCATATTTACCACGAACATAGCCTAGAACCTCTTTAACAATGGAGAGCGTATATTCAAAGATCCATTGACGGCCTATAGAATTGATTTCTGTATAGGTTGGGTTTTTATAAGGTACGTTCGATACGTTTGATACTCCTCCAGATGTTCCTGGTGCTGTTATTGAATTTCTTTCTGAGTTCTTTATGTACTCAAATCTTAACTTTCCTTCTTTAGGAATTGGGAAGATTCTTAATACGTTATTTACAAGTTCAAAGCTGAATTGTGATTTTCTTATTGCATCGTTTAATTCAATAGCTTGTATTCTCTGTATGTCGAAGTTTAGAGGCATTAGCATATAGTCTACTGCAGGTGCAGAAGCTCCAAAACCGAACTGGTCTAGCATATTACTTAATCCTAATCCAGATCCTGCATAAGGGTCAAAGTATCTTACTATTGCTGGTGTTGATTCATAGAATACTCTTTTTATTTCTATTCTATCTGTAGAGCTTATTGATGCAGAGTCTTGAGCCCATTGGTTGAGATCATAATCTTGCTTGTTATGTGTAAGGAGTAAAGAGCCTGTGTACCAAGTTACTGTTCCTCCAACTCCAGCTTCTTCACCGTATTGTTGAGACATTCTTATGATAGACGATAGGTTTGGCTGTATTACGTCTGTGTTTAGAGTAGTAGTAGTTCTTGATGTTCCTTCTAATGAAAGATAGTCTTGTCTTACTTTGTACGCATAGATCTCATTTCCGTAAGTTGTTACTGCTTCCTCAAAAGCTGCATAGAAGTTTATATCCTGTAATTCTATATTCTCTATAGGGTATCCTAATCTTCTTGCACAGAAGGTTACTACCTTATCTGCATCTGTTTGGAATTGATAATCATTATCGTAGAACCCAAAAGGAGTGCTACCGGGATAGAACCGTGAGGTACCGTCGTATATTGCAATATTGGCCATATGTTATAAATAGGACAGCTAGTACAAACTCCTTTAAAAAACACAGATGGGAGTTTTAAAGTACACCCTCTAACATATATCTATTTGCTTTCTTAGTTCCTTCTGTAGTATTTAACATGCTCTGCAGGATTTCTGGCTTTATTAAGTCTGGATGTATCCACCAGTCCTCAAAGCTAGAATTCATGTCCGGTGCAATATCGCCTACCACCATTATATACCCTAGAGATTTTAGATACTCTCTTGATGCTGTTCTATAATTAAGTGTTCGATCTACGTAGTAGTCATGCTCATAAGTTATAACTGCGAACTTATATTTAGAGAACGGTATCTTTAGTAAAATATTAAAAGTTACTTCTGCCGGCTCTGCGTCTAGTTGCAGGTAATCTATAGTTTCTCCTAGGTTATACTCCTGTATTAAAGTGTTAAAATCTGCTTTAGTAGCATCCTGCAGTATGCATGGATTCTTACGGTCAACATTAAATTTTACAACTTCCGTATCTTTAGCATCTAAAGATAATCCTTTCCAGTCGTACTGTGTTTCTAGTAGAGCTGTATTGTTACCGCTGAATGGATCTGCTGACCCTATTTCAAGGTAGGTTCCGTCTCTCTTACCGTCTAACATAGTTAGTACGAACATATCTTGAAATGCTTGAGAGTAGTTTTTTTCTACCTTATCTGAATCTTTAAACTTATATCGTAGTTTGGAGTGTAGTTCTTTTGTGTACATCAACTTAAAATATCTCTCTCCTCCGATATTAGCAAGGTCCTTATGACATGCATCTGTGAACATATCTTCAAGTTTCCAATATTGCAGTAACTCACTAAATAGTGTTCGGGATTCATCACACCTTCCTATCCACCAGGCAGATACTGCTTTTTGAAATATTAGAGCGTGATGGCCTGGGAAATCTATATTTGTTTTGGTCTTTTTAAGATTTTCTATTTTAGAAAGTCCTTGTACTGCTGCTAGGTAGGCTTCTTGCCACTCTTGTTTTTCCTGGTGATCATAACTTAAATGGTAGTAGGCTTCTGGGCGCTCCATGTCGTAGGTTATTGCATTTAAAAAAGCTCCTCTGGTTGAATGAGGACGTCCTGTAGCTTCTTTTAAACATAGAGCTACTTTTAGAAGAGCTTCATAGGTTAGTTCTCTATCTGTGCCATATTCAGCACATCTTAGAAAGTAAGACAATGCACCTGCTCGATGCCCTTCTTGGTAGTATTGTTCTCCTAACCAGAAATTCGTCTCTGGGTTGTAGGGATCTTGTATAAAGTTATTGTATCTATCCATTGATTAGTTCTTCTACAACTGTGTAAGGTATTTTTAATGCGTATGCTGAGTTATCATGAAATCCATAAGTTAATACTAGGTCGTTGTCTACAACTGCTGCTCCGCATACGAATTCAATTCTTCCGGTCATAAATTTAAAGACATCGGAGGTTTTAACTATATTCCAGTCCTCATCCCATACTATTATTCTATGGTTGTAAATACCGTCTTTATTATTATTTTCATTCATCCAAAAATCTACTTCATGGATAACGCATAATCGGTATTTACCCCATCGTACTACCGATGAACCTCCTCTTAAGTCTTTTGCAAGTCCTAATTCTTGGTAAGGTTTTGTCACTACAACTTCTGTGATTCTTGTCTCAGGATTTACTCTTACTACTTCAACGGGGTTAGTCCATTTAACATAGCAGTATTCCATATCGTTAATTGGCATCCAGTTCTTCTCACAGTATGAATCAAAATCAGTAGGGGGGTCTATTCTATATCTTGAGATTTCCTGTATGTTTCCGTCTACAGTTACAACCTCAGAAAGTTCCATTCTACCTTCTCCGTTATCTTTAGTATCTCTCCTAACTCCGGTGAGGTACATTTTTTCTCCCCAACGTACTACTCTTGCATCCTCTAGCCCGATAAATTCCCAAACAGGGTCTTGATCTAGCAATGAGGTATCTACCTTATGATAAGTTTCTACTTCTAACGTTTCCTTATTTAAAGTACAAAGGTAATTTGTTGTTCTTAGGTAACAGTCTTCTTCTGGGTGAAGATATGCTAAAGGTCCCCATCGGCCTTGAAACTTTTGTTCATTTTCGGAATGGTATAACATATATCCTACATGTCGGATATTACATAAAAGCATTCCATCTTTATCCAGGTAAACGGAAGGGTTACATAAGCCTGTTCCTCCAGTTTCTCCCGAAGGGAGTTTTAGGGGAGTTAATATTCCTCCTTTTTCTAAAACTAGCTTGACTAGATTATCTATCATTTACCTTAAGATAGGACTTTCTTTTCAGAAAGCCAACTTAAAGTCCAAAGCGTTTTCTAATTCCTTGGTAGTTTTGTTTTACTTCTTGTGCTGTTAGTGCTCTGCTGTATACTTTTGTTACTGGTATTTCACCATTCCAATACCTATCAGGCCCACCAATACCAAGAGGCTGAGTGCTTGTCATCATATCATGGGTTGTGACAACTGTTGCTTTTAAATCTCCGTTTTCATAAAGGCGTAAATTATTACCATCGTAACTGGCTACTAAGTGGCAATATTGGTTTAATGTAGCTGTACCCATATACGTATTTTGATAAGAGCCATTTATCATTGTTGAAAAAAACCAATTATCACTAGATGAGTGTCTACCCCAAGCTAATGAATTATTTTGACCATATCCTTTGTGAAAAAAGTACATCCACTTATCTTGCTCAGGCTTAACAACACACTCTATAGTGAAATTAGTGCCTAGTTTAATTATTGCTAGATCCCCCATGTTAATGTACTCATCCGTACCATCAAAAGTCATTTGTGCATTACTGTCAAATGATACATTAGCTAAATCAATAGTACTGGTTCCTGTCAAGTCTACTAAACCTTGTGTTGCCGAACGAGTACCTGTTGTGAAAGGAGTAGCATGAGATTTTTGCTCTATTTGAATATCTGCAACATCTATTTTCATATTTGCACTCGATGGAAACCAGTATGAAATAAGAGCGTTATGTGTCGGTGTAAAAGTAAAACTACATCTTACCCATTCTCCCAGGGCGCCTGTAGATGCATTCATGTAGAATCCGCTGTATCCAGCAGGACCGCTATAATTGTAGTGTTGAAATGCAATATATTGACCAACAGCACTAGCCGATGCTGCTCTTACGTAAAATGAAGTTGTAACAGGTTGTCCGATAGTTACGCCAGCATTTACACCGTACGCCATACCGTCTGTTGCATCTGTTCTAAACCAATGAAGTCTAATGCAGTCTGTCTTTCTTAAGGGATCGAGGTCAAATCCGTTAGTTATAATTTCTTTAACTATCGCTGAGTTGGGTAGGTGAGGAGCTCCCCACCATTTAGTTGGAAATGAAGATGCATTAACAGAAACACGTTGATCTAACCAATATGAATCATGTACTTTATGTCCTCCTGTTGAAGGATTTATATATCCTTGAGATCCATCTTGAGATGAATTATAAGCATGAAGAGAAAATTGAGTATCTGATATCTTCTTTGCTACGTAGTTTACGTTAGCTGTCAGCCCTCCCCCGGAGGTTTCAGGTCTAATAACATCAAATGATCTAATCGGATGTGCGCTTACTGTAGTTACAATATTACTTGATACAGCCGCAATAGCAGGAATGTCCCAAAAAACAGCACATCCGTTATTTCCACAGTATTGATTTGTGTTATATGTACCCCACCCATTGCCGTAAGTGGGCAAAGCGTTTACAGATGCGTTAGGTATTAGATTAGTAGTAGGTTCTCCTTTGTAGGATTTCAGAGTATTCCCCGTATCGTAGTAGAACACTGCTCCATTCTCTGTTATATTCGGTCCTGCGCTTCCTGCCATGTTTATAAATATTAAAGATTAAAGCGTTTTCTAATTCCTTGGTAGTTTTGGATTAGTTGAGATGATGAAAGACTTTGATTATAAACTTTAGCGACAGCTATTTTTCCTATCCATCTTTCGCTATCAGTAGTACTATAACCCCCTATCCTCAAAAAGTCCCAATCTGTAATATGAGAGCATGATGCTGCCAATGCCTGTACAGTTCCATTTACTATATAAGTCAAAGTTGACCCGTTAAAGGATACCGCTACATGCGACCATTGCCCTATAGGAACTGTTAAAGTAGAGGAGGCACAAGGCCAAAACATTAGGTAACCGCTTGGATTTACATATAATGCATCGTCTGATGCTACGTTGTTTTGTATAATAGCCTCATACCTATTTGTAGCTTGGTTTCTATATACTACTGCTTCTATTGTTACATTTGATATTGTGGATACAGGAAAATCCGTTGTAATTATATCATCTGTACCATCAAATACCATTTGAGCATTTGAATCAAATGATACGTTACTTAAATCAATTGTATTATTTCCCGTTAAGTCTAATAGTCCTTCAGTTACAGTTCTTGTAGGATTAGGGCTAAATTGCTTAGGGTATGATCCCCAATCAAATTGTACATCTGCTATTTTTATAGTAGCTCTAGCATCATAGTGCCCGTACATGTATATAGTAGCATATGCATCACTTAAGTTTCTACTAGAGGATGTTGTATAGGTTTGATACACTCTTTGCCAGGTATATAATTCAGTGTTTTTAGCGGTTGAGCTGGCTAAAAGCCCATCCCAAAAATTATAACTATTAGATGGATTTCTTGTATATAAACCTACTCTTGCTGATTTTGATAAATTACCTGTCCACTGTAACCAAGATATTGTATATGTAGAACCTACTGTTTTACCTAACGATTCCCAAGAAGGTATACCTGTTCCATATGATTTAGCTTTCCAACTAGCATCAAAATCTTCCATTACAACTACGGGTTTCTTTAATACCTCATCATATTGCCAATGAGCATGATATACATTTGTTGGATTACCTACACCTCCATTTACATAACCTGTTATATCACTACCAGCAGTATTATAAGCTCTAATTGCTTTTGAGTGTTTTGCTTGCCATGTGCCATCGGTTGTCCAAACATAAGAGCTATAAGAATTTTGTGCAACAGCATTTTGCTGATGAATATAATTAGTGTTAGGTTCTCCAATATAGCTTTTTACATTATTCCCCGTATCGTAGTAAAATACTAATCCGTCTTCTTTTAAATTCGGTCCTCCTGCTAACCCCATAGTCTATAATCCAAATCTTCCTTTAAGTGTGTTGTGTGTCTGCGTAACTTCTTTCTGGGATAACGGTCTACTGTACAAGGAGTAGTAGGAGATTGCTCCATTAAATGCGTAATTCCCTCCGTGGTATGCTCCAATTCCTATAGGACTGGTGGTGTTTTGGCCGGTTATAGTATTTGCGTTACTGTACACCTCAGTTCCATTAATGTAGAATTTTCGAGTAAACCCGTCGTGTGTTGCTATTATACTATGAAAATTTTGATAGTTTGCGCTGTAGCTTATACCGGAATTTCCATCACTCCCTCCGGTTCCTTGAGTTCTAAATACTAGGTTGCTACAGTAGTATAATTCCCAGGAGGCATTCCATTTTGTAAAGGCGGTACAGGTGTAAGAGTCCATTCGTAGCCACATTGCTACTGTCATTCCGTTTTCACACAATACTCCGTCTAAGGAAGCGCTGTTAGGAATACCTACGTAGTTGTTAGCCGCTCCATCACTCGAGGATACATGTCTGTCGAACATCATATGCTTAGTAGTAGTGTTGTATCCACTAGTAGTGCTTGCTCCAGGGCCTGTAAAGTTATAGAGAGTGCCGTGATTGTTGTTCCCGCTCAAATCGTACCACGTAGTTCCTGTACCTGGGTAGGATTTAGGGTTGTGGGAATCTAAAGCTAATACCAGTCCGTCTGTTACTATTTTTGGAGAGTAGTGAAAGCTCATTGTTCTGTGTCTTTATAGGGAAACATTTTATTTAAAGCTTCTTGTCTTTCCGTACAGCCGCAATCTTCTTCTCCTGCTGCTTTTGCAACAATATGAGCTACTTTGTCTAGGCCAGTTGCCTGAGTTATTTTAGCGATGGTATCTCCGAGTCCTTTTGATTTTTCTTCCATAATTTATTACGAAGGCATCTCCTCTGTTAGAGGGGGAGTCCATGCTTCAGTTCCTAGCAATGCTAGAATATCTTCATGATTATACTCCGGATAGCTTCCGTTATAAATATCAGGTCTTCCATATATTCCTGCCTCTACTGTATAAGTAGATTCTTCAGTCATTACTTCGAGGTCTTCCGCAGAAGGCATTGCCGGTACTGTTACTGTATAGGTTTCCAGTACTTCATTAATCTCATACTTTACAAACGTCTCAGTTCTGTCTACCGAGTAGCGTAAGGACTCTATCGAAGTCTCTAGTACTTGGTTGAAGTTTATGTTTTCTACTTCTGCGGTAGGTACTACCAACCATCTTCTATTAGGAAATGTGCTCATATTAATGCTTTATTATAAATATGGTTTTATTTGTAATGCTCCCCGCCTGCCCATAGAACTAAGCTTTTTCTTAGTCCTGAAGTTACAGGAGTTACTCTGTGTAGTAGGAAAGAAGGGACTATTGTAACTGCGCCTTTTACTTGCGGCATTGCTATAATATTACCTCCTAGGTTTAGCTCTAAAACACCTCCTGTGTATTCTGATGGGTCTGATAGTTGTACCATTACCGAGATTTTACGATGAGATATTGAGCCTGGCCCTATATCGATATGCCAGTCATAATGACCGCCGCCGCCTTTATATTCTGTATACTGGATGTTATCTATGATAGAGTGAAGGTTAAATTTCCAAATACTATTTGCTTCTTGAACGTATTTTGATAAGGTGTCGTATATCCAAGAAGACTGCTCATTAGGTTCGAGCCACTTAATACTACTATCTCGTATATCTTTACCAGCACCGTTCATAACAGTAGCTTCTTCAAGTTTGTTAGGTTTAGCATGTGTGATAATTCTACTAACGTCTTTAGCAGAAAATCCGTCTTCAAACCAATAGTAATTAGTCTGGTCAACCTCTAAGTCAGGGTTAAATATGGGTCTTGTGTACATAGTTATAGTATAAGGTATTTTTTTGTTTATTGCAACTTCTTTTCATCTATTCCAAATTTAGAAAACCTATACCAAGCTCTTTCGTGAAAGTAGTAAAGTATCATTTTAGTAATAACTTCTATTCCCCCTATACTCAGTCCTATTTTCCAATCTCCAGTTAATAACGTGGATAAAATTACTGTATCGATTGTGCCTATTATCCGCCAACTAATAGTTTTTAGAATATGTCTTTTATAGCTTACCATCTTTTCTCATCTGTTCTCTAATTTTAGTAGCTGATATTTCGTGGATATTTTCCGGTGGGGCATGTTCTAAGATTTCATAACCTACTCCCCTTCCGTAATTAACGGATTCTATATCAGGAAGTATCATAACTTTAATTCTACCTTGCTCTATAAGTTCTTTATGAACCTCTTGTAGGTTTAGTTGAATTTCTTCTGCCGTCCAAGGTTGGTTCTCATTTGTAGGTACATCTCTAATCCCTAGAAGTACATTCTTACCTTCGTTTAATCTTTGATCTATTAACCATTGATGGCCTTCATGCCAAGGCTGCCATCTACCAATAAAGAGAGAGTATTTCATTTACAGTTACCTCTTCCGTAATTAATAGATTCTATGTCTGGAAGAATTATGACTTTAATTCTACCTTGTTTTATAAGTTCTTTATGAACTTCCTGTAGATTTATTTGTATTTCTTCTGCTGTCCAAGGTTGATTTTCGTCTGTTTCTATATCTCTAATACCTAGAAGTACGTTTTTACCTTCATTTAATCTTTGGTCTATTAACCATTGATGACCCTCATGCCAGGGTTGCCATCTACCAATAAAGAGAGAGTATTTCATTTACAGTTATATTTGTTGTGTCTAATATAGTGTCTTTCTCTCCAACTTGCAAGTCTTGTACAAAATAATCTTCTCTTCCCCGTATCTCAGAGGTGGTTACAAAATAATATTCTATATTTAGGTCTAGCATTTCATCTCTAATCTCTTTGTAGGGAGAAACTACTGCTACTACTACGTTCAATCCTTTATGATCTAAGAATCTAACGATATTATTAATCAAGGTTAGGTTCTTTACCCTACCTTCTTTACTATAATCTTTATTGTTGAAGACTGCTCTAATATCATCACCATCAACGTGTACTGCATCTATTTTCTCTAATAATGCTTTTGCTAAAGTAGTCTTCCCTGCTCCAGGCTGTCCGTAAAACCAATATATCATACTTTATCTATTGAATTATAAATTTTATCAAGGTCAAAAATTTCCTCTACACTATAGTAAGGACATTCTGCTACTTCTCCGGAAAACGAGTAGTCAAATAGGTAGGAATCTATTAATTTAGGTTTATGGGCCGGTGGATTAGCTTCTATATTAGAATGTTGATCGTATCCAAACAGCTTTGGAGAGGTTCCTATCCATAGTACAGTTGAAGGAAGTTCTAAAGCTGCTGCTATGTGTTGTAAGCTGGAATCTATAAGTACTCTCTTGTCGGTAGAAGCAACTAATGTAAACAGTTCGTAGTTAGTCATCGACTGGTAGTAAGCTTCATCTACTCCGGGAAGTATTTCTAGTTCGTTTCTACATACCTGTAAGATTCTATATTTATCTTTATATTTTTCTACTATCTGCTGACCTATGTAAGGAGGTATATCTCGAGTCCAAGAATATACCTTTTCATCCTGTAAGGGTCCTCCGTTTGTATGGAGGAGTAGAGTAGGTTTCTCTGTTTTCCAGAGACTAACTATTCGCTGCTGTACTAAGTTAAAAAATAGCTGTGGTGTTTGTTTTCTGTATTCTAGCTCTAATAAATCACACCAACTCTTTATGAGGTGTTGCTTTTTATGAATATGAGCACTTTGGTGATATCCTTCCTGCCTAAAAATTATCGTATCTTTCCCCTCTATATAATCTTCGTAAAAGTATGTTAGCTTGTTTAAAGAGTAAACTCTATCTACGAGAGGGTTATTAAGGAAAACTTCAGGATACGAGACGGTCATTATTAGTTTTCTATCTGGATATTTTTCTTTAATAGAAGGTACTAGAGCTGTAGCCGCTACATTCTTACCTAACCCGCCCTCTACATGCCAGACTACGTATTTTTCTTTTGATTGATAACCTACTTTCATTTTTATATTTTATATTCGAATGCTTCGTAGAACCATTGATAGTTGTCTGTAATTAGTTTACAGGATGTTTCCCCTAGTACTTCTAGATAATCTTCTTTCAGTATTTCTAGTTTACTTTTAATAATATGGTCTCCAAATACTCCGTATATCTTATCATCTTCGTAAGTAAATTGCTCTATGTTATTAAAATCGTGGGTATATAACGGTAAGTCTAAGTATTCGTAAATTCTTACCATTTCCTCATTAGGATTCTTGCACAAATCTTCGAATCGTACGAATAGAATGTTCTGATGGATGTCTTCTAGTAGAGTTTGGTATAGTCTATCTAAGGCAGGGGCTATTGGTACATTATTAGACCAGTATACAACTCTCTTATCTGTAGTAGTTCCGGTAAGGTCTTGCCAATTCGCTATACCCAGGTCTTTCTGAGGGTTCTCCCTATATTTTTTCTCTAAAGAAGCGAACACTCCTCTTAAGTCCCTAACCATGCATATGATTTTAGGGTTTGGATCGTAAAAATCAATAAATTTATAGTCCATTCCCCAGCCTCTACTTTTATCTAGAACGTAGGGTCTATCTGTAATCGCATTATAGAACTCGTAAATCCCTGCTTTAAGAAGTGCTTTATAGCCTTTCTCCATTGTAGCTTCATCCTGTGCCTTAAACTCTTGGGAATTAGTATACATTGTTCTAATACCGTGGTACATTTCGAATATACCAGATGTAGGAGTAGGGTAAATTAAAGGGTTTTGAGCTAGTATATTTTGAATCAAGGTAGATCCTGCTCTTGGCAGAGAACTATTGTAGAATACTTTATTAACCATGTTATAACTTATGTAATATATGTTAATATACTACCGTTTATACTAATTTGCAAATAACTCTGCGATTTTATTTCTTGTTAGTGTTAGAGCTGCTTCTATATCTGCTTTCTGTTCCGTAGTTATGTATTCTGAGATCCATTCTTCCGCTAAAAGCATGCGGAATCTTTCTCTACTGTTAATAATATACCTGGTCGTGTTTGAGGTTCCGTCCATTATATGTTCTTCAGGAGTATATTTCCTCTCATAGTTTGCAGTCTCTAGTATTACGTTAATATCGTCTACTAATAAAAGAACTAATTTAACTCTCTCTTGTTTTTCTTCTTGTGTACCCATTTTTATATTATAACTTTACTTTTTAATGTTTGAACTCTGGTGTCGATTGCTTGAATAGCCTTTACTAGTGGAGCTAGTAATTCCTCATAGGTGAGTTGGTAGTTATCTTCTTCTGGGCTATATATAACAGCGTCAAAGGAAGTATTAAGGTTTTCTGCTACGGCTTTTACTTCTTGTGCTATAAATCCATAATCTCTTGTTTCTTTCTTTAAAGTACCATCCTTAACCCCGTACTCAAATCCACATTCACGTACATAAGTATCTCTGGGATCTCCTTTAAAGGAGGTAGGTCTTAATTGACGTATAAAGTTTAATCCTAAGTTGTCTGTTAACGGTGTTACTTCTGCTTTATCTCTACAGTCAGAAATGCTTGTCCATGTATTCCATGCGCAGTTGCAGACGTTATTGCTGCTATTTCCCCATCGGATTCTTGTTGCTGCTAAAGTTATACTATGCCCTATAACGATAGAGCAGGTTCCTGTAACAGAAGAAGAATTCCCTACTACTACCCCGTACGGTGCGGATGTTCCGACGCAAGATCCGACTCCTACAATTACTGTCCCTTGCCTGTTTGAAGTAGATTCCATACCTACTACGGTACTGTTAGAATAGGTTCCACCGTTTGCAAATCCTGTTAGAGCTCCTACTCCAGTATTACTTGCTCCGGTTGTGTTAAACCTGCCTGCTAAATATCCGGCAGAGGTATTATCAGATCCGGTAGTTAGGCTACATCCTGCTTTTGCTCCGACTGCTACGTTTTGATTTCCGGAAGTTATTGCAGATAAAGCGTATGCTCCGATTCCTATATTACAGCTACCTGTACCGTTTCTTACGGCTTGATACCCAATAGCTACGCTTTTTCCTCCGTTATTACCTGTTAAGGCACATCTGCCCATTATAGCGTTCTCGTTTCCTGTAGGAGCTCCGATACCGGTTCCCATCTGCACTCCATTACTTCCTCCGGTGGTGGAGATCTTTATATTGCCGACGCATGAATTATTTAATAAACTAGCCATTGCTTTGTAGGTTTTCTAAAGTCTCTAAACGGGTTAAGGTATCTTGCACTGCTTGTATAACAGGTGCTATCAAATCAGTATATATTAGACGGTAGTGATCTTCATCAGAGTTATAATTTAATGCATCAAAAGAGCTAGATACCTCTGTAAGAGCTGTTTCCATTTCTTGTGCTATAAAACCATACGATTTTTTTTCATTTGCTAAGGTTCCATCTTTAGTTCCGTACTCGAAATTACATTCCCGAACGTACTTATCTCTAAAGTCAAAATTGTATTTGACAGGTCTTAACTTTCGTATGAAGTTTAATCCTAAATTAGTATCTAATGTTTCTATGTCTGTTTTATCTCTACAGTCTGAGAGAGTAGTCCATCCAATACCTACACAGAAGGTGGAGCATCCGGAATTCCCTGCAGCTGTATGGTTATCAAAATCTGCTGCTGTGCTGCAGCATCCTATAGATATCGTATTACTGGCGTTGTTTACACTAAAACCTGCCTTGTACCCTACTGCTATATTATTATCACCCTGAGCGTTAGCTAATGCGCAGAAACCTACAGCAATGTTACCGTTGGCGTTGGTACCAGCAGCGGTTAAAGCAAAAGCTCCTATTCCTGTATTACTGTTTCCTTCTCCTATTGTGCTTCCTGCTCTAAACCCTACGAAAGTATTCGAGCCTCCATTTGTCAAGGCCGCGCCTGCGCAGCTTCCTATAGCAGTATTATAACAGCTAGATACTGCGTCAAGAGTTCCAAAACCTACTGCTGTATTTCTAGTGCTAGCGTAGGCGTTATACATTGATTTAGCTCCAATAGCAGTAGAGCTGCAGTGAGTACCGCTGCTGTATAGGGCTTTATAGCCTACTGCTGTGGTATTCGTAGTACCAGTTCCTCCATATGCTAGAGCTTTATACCCGAAGATAGTATTTCGAAGTCCAGTGACTGAGGTGGTAGTTCCCCAGGCGCATCGGCCGGCAACAATATTAGTATCACTCCCTAGGGTTGCTACCCGGATGGTGTTGAAAGTACTATTAGTTAATAAATTTGCCATTCTATGTTAACTGTGCTTCTATTAAATCCAAATCCTCATTTATTTGCTGCAAGGCTTTAACTATCGGAGCTATAAGTTCTATTGCAGCTAATCCGTATACATCGTCATGTGCATTATAGCTAACACCGTCAAAGGTTTCACTTAGTGCTTCAGCAGCTTCTTTTACTTCCTGAGCTAAGAAACCGTAATGTTCAAGTTGTTCTGTGAGAGTTCCGTCTTTATCTCCGTATTCGAAACCACACTTAAACATGTACTTTCTTCTATGGTCAAATTTAAACGAAACGGGGTTAAGTTTTCTTATGAAGTTTAATCCTAAGTTATCCGTTAAAGATTCAACATTAGTCTTGTCCCTACAGTCTGAGAGGTTTGACCATCCTACGTTTACGTGAGCAGTTGTAAATGAGTACTTCCCTATAACAAAATGATTATTAGAATAGTTAGATCCGTATGCGTAGAATCCTATCTGAACTGTTCCGCTGTTTGCTCCAAACCTGTTAGCACAAGCTCCAATCGCAGTATTCCCTGTACTTGAATAAAACTGACTTGCTGCTTGTCCTATAGCTACTTGCTTGCCGGCGGAGTTAGCTGCCTGCCCTGCGTTAGCTCCTATACCGGTTGAGCAGCCAGTGTTATAACGGAATGCAACTCTACCTATCTGAGTATTAGAAATATTGCAGGTTCCGGTCTGTATTTCGTTTCCTATAGTCGTTGATTGGCAGGAGGTAAAATAATTGTTAAAGTTTCCTATAGATACTGTATCGATCCCTCCGTAGTTACCTACTCCTGATCTTTCTCCTATGTGTATGGTTCTATGTCCGTATAGGGCGGTTATTCCTGCTCTATACCCTATCGAAACTTTATCATTACCTGTAATAGCTCTTCCAGAGTTTTTTCCTATAGAGGTATTTCTAGCTCCGGAAGAGTAAGCGTTGCCGCTACCGAATACGGTATTAGTAAGTATGTTATTAACACCTTTTCCTAATACAATCCCCCCTATTGTCGATTCCTGTAAGCTAGCCATTATTCTCTAAGTGTTCAATTCTTTGTGCTAATTCTTTTATTGCTTCTACTAGAACTGCAGTTACTCTCGGGTACGATAAACTCTCTACCTGTCCGTCTTTTAAATGTACCAGTTCCGGTATTACTGTTTCTACTTCTTCTGCTATAAATCCGATTTGTCTTGATCCTTCAGCTATATTTGTAAAGTATACGCCTCGTAGCTGTTTTACCTTACTTAGAGCATCTGTTAATTGTTCAACGTCTTTCTTATACTTCAAAGCAGAGCTTTCAGTCAGGGCAGCTACAGTTAACGTAGTTCCGTTAAAAGTCATATTCGCAGATCCAGTAACTACGTTGCTTCCGTTTTTATAAACTACTTGGTTTGCAGATCCTGCTACAGGTCCTGTTATTCCCTGTGTTCCTTGTGTTCCAGGCCCTCCTGTTGTACCTTGAGTACCTGTTGATCCTGTTCCACCGGTTGCACCGGTTGTACCTTGAGTACCTGTT